CTCATAAGATGGTGCGTGCATTCGCTATTGCACCAACTGCAAGCTGCAGCTATCGCAGCAAGGATTTGGATGGTTTTACATCTACTCCAGAGATAGCACCTCCAATAGCTAGAACTGTTGATAGAGACAGTGGTACATTTGGAGTAGAACACTATGACTATGGCAATGTAGAGATAGCCAGTGAAGTCGGTTGGGATACCTATAAGAAGGTAGCTGACGAATTCATGAAACTCTACCAAAGCACAGGACTTCTTCATGGCTACAGCTTTAACTCTTGGAGTGATGTTGTAGAATACGATAACGCATTCGTGGAAGAGTGGTTGGATTCACCTCAGACCTCCTTATATTACAGCCTGCAGGTGATGGGAGACGTACAGGATAAGAGCGATGCGTATGCAGCATTAGATAAAGCCGACGTTGACGATTATCTACAGGAGATTATGAACAACCCAATCCCCTGCGATTGTCAAGAATAATGAGAAAACATCCTTATCAAAAACTATTAGACCGTAAACGGAAGTGGTCACCCGTAAAAACTACAGCTGGAGAGCTTAAACATGGAGCCGAAGAAGCCATCTACCGTTGTCTTGCAGTACGCACTTTGGAGTTACCTGTTGGTGAATTCATTGAGGACGCACTTGATGAGGTACCTGATATCTCAAGGGATCTACTCAGATCCAACGTTAAAGACGAGGAAAATCATGACCTCGCATTAGGATATATAGCAGAAGCTATAGGGGTAGATCCTAAGGCAGAAGCCGAAGCTCTCAGACTGCGTACAGCCTGGGAAGCACACCCCGATCACACTATTCTTAAAGCATTGGTAGCAGAACGTGCAATATTTTTCGTTGTTCTTCCCTTCTTTCGTTATTCTGGCGATGCTGGTCTTAGGACTGTCAGCGCCGACATCAGTCGTGACGAGCAAATACACGTTGCCTCTAATTCTCTCGTATGTACTGAGTTGGGTCTACGCCCTAGTCCTTCTTTGGACAAATTACGGAAGGCCACCATTAACTGGATTATGGAACCTCTAGGTATAAATACTAGCGATAGATTTTTGGATAAAAAATTCTGGCTCGATACCAGTGATCGCTTAATGTATGAAGGCAAGGCACCAGGACTTTCTACCACCAAGGCCGCAAGAATGCCAGCCTTTTTTGAACACAACAATGTCAACCTCCCAAAATATGCTTGAGGCCATCACTGGTCCCAACATGAACTACATCCTCGAAGAATTAGAGGAGAACTTTCCACCAATCACACCAAACCCAGAGGATTCAATGCAAAAAATTATGTACAGATCTGGACAACGCTCTGTGGTTGAGTGGATTGTCCATCGAATGGAAGAGGTAAGAACAGATGGCTTATGATACTGGAGGTAGATGGGTTCCCGATGAAGACTTAACTTGGACCAGAGATACTGAAGCCGAGAAACAAGCTCTAAGAATGGAGCTAACAAAAGCTGGTTTAGACTGGAGACACCAAGGTAAGTATGCTTTCCGTACAAATGCATGGGGAGATATGACAGAAGGCGAACGCTTTGATGTCCTACAACAATACGATACTTGGTACGATAAAGGTGGACAACTATCTTTAAATGATGAAGCTTGGGGTCTAGATATTGAACGAGGTATTACTTATAATGATGCAAAGACTTGGAGTACTCAAGAGAAATTCCACAACTTAACAGGTGGAGATATCAGAAGGATTACTGTAGGTAAGGACATTAAAAAGAAAACAGAGTATACAGATGCTCAAGGAAATATTGTAACTGAATACGGTGACAAAGGTGAAGGTGGAGTAGGTATTAAAGATGATAAAACTGGTTACGACTGGGGATCACTTACGAATCCATACAAGTACTCTGATAAAGTACGTGGTACATTAGTAGGACAAGCACAGGATGCAGAAGGTGATCATCTCTCCACTACCTATACTTTAAGAGAGTACCCAATGGATTGGGCTGACTATACTCATGATGATTTATATCGTGCAGCTATAGATGAAGTCCTAGAAACAGACTACGATATGTTTATGGGACAAGGTGCTGACTATGATAATGCTAAGCAAGTTAGAGCTGCTGATGCTGAGATGAATAAATGGGTCAAGAAACGTTACGATCAAGCTGTAGAAGAAGGTAAAGACGGAGCTTGGGCTGAAGCACAAGTAAAGGCTGACTTTGAATTACAAATTGCACGTGGTAAAGCATACAACCAACGTTACCCTGAAGGTAAGAACACACGAGGGTTCCAGCATAACCAACAGGTACAGATAAGAAAGTACAAACAGTTCCAAAAGTTTGATGAAGAAACTGGTACTGTCTCAAGGTATCACCCAATAACAGGTGAGCTTAGAGAAGAACACACTTATCAACCACCAGCTCCTCCAGTTCGTATGACTATTACAGGTGATAGAACATTGGAAGACGTTGACGCTGGTAGATACTTCAGTCCTACACTAGGGTATGAAGATAAGATTACTGGTAGTATGATGGACCCACCTCCTGATGTAAAGAAACCTAACATAAAAATTAGAAAACTTGGACCTCTAGATTCCGAAGGTCAAGGTAAAGCACGCAAACCAGATAACATTAAAGGCTGGAGCGATAAAGGATCAACTATCGGGAAAATCATATGACAACATCTTGGAAAGATACCATGGGTGCAGATTGGTATGAAGGTTATGATGACAAAGTAAACACAAGTAACTTTGTAGCTATCAGTACCATGCCAGCTGGACCAGCAAAGGATAAAGCTATTGCCTTAGCTCAGGAAGAAATCATAGGTATGTTAGAACAGAAAGGTGTTACTAGAGATCAGATATTAAATCCTAATACTGATGTCGGTAAAACCTTTGACGCTGCAATGGATAGAGTAGAAAACTCTACATCTAATGTTGATACCCGAAATGTATTTCAGGACGTAGCTTACAGTAAGACATCTGCTACAGATCGTGGTAACGAGTGGGGTTCAGATACTGATGACTCAATGGGTCGTTCTTATTTAAGTTCTATAACTGCAGGTAGTACAGCAACTATTGATGATTTATATTCATCAGGTTTTGGTAGAGATGCTGACGCAGCAGGTAAAGAATACTGGGAAGCTGAGTTAGCTAGTGGTAGACATACGATTGAATCTATTGCTACAGAATTTGGTAGATCTGAAGAAGCTAACATAAGATCTGCTTACTCAGATGAATACGGTAGAGACATAGGAGACGAAGGTCTTAACTATTGGATGGAACATACAGGTGAAGAGTCTTACAGTTCTGATTGGAACAAAGCAGACGCAACAAGTGCATCTAATCAGGTGAACATCAGTAAGGCTTCTCAGGATTTCGATGCTTCAAAATTAGTATCAGATACTATTAAGTCAAGAGAATATGGAGCTACACAGATTGAATCATCCCTCAGAGATCATGGCTGGCTTACAATGGGTCAAGCATCTACCAAAGGTCAGCATGGTAATTACACAGCAGAAGAAGTAGCTGCAGGTGCAGTGAATCTTAAGGCACCTGATGCACCATTCACTGACATGGAGACTGAGCAAGTACTTGATTGGATTAAACAAATCAGATCTGGTGCTACAACTTTACAAGATGTAACCAATCAACTAACTGATAGGTCTGATCGTATGTCTGCTTTTAATCAAGGAGATACAGATGATTACACTACTAAAGATATCAATGGTGATGGTATAATATCTGAAGATGAAAAACAAACTGGTAGTCCAACAGGTATGGGTAGGTTCGCTAGTCTAGAGGAGATACAAAAGACCATAGATAGTGGCGAAACACCTGATGAAATTCGAGAACGTTTAGGTATGCAGAAATGGGGTATGCTTACTCATGAAAATGAGAAAAAACTAGAAGACTTCAAGATAAAATCTGCAGACTATGATAAGTATCGTAATACATTTACAGGGAATCTACCAACAACAGGTGGTATCTATGATACAAGACCACCTGAAACAGGAACAGGAACAGGCTGGACACCAGAGGTACCTGATAAGCCAGGTATACCTGATAAATTCCCAGTAGATAAAACGTCAATAGATTATATGCCAGGTGTAAAACCAGATCCATTTAGTTCAACTCCATACGGAGCTGCTAAAGGAGAATTCAATGCAGAACAAAGTAAAATACAAGTACCTACAAAACCATTAGCAACACAAGACGTAGGCCAAAGGTTTACAGGTACAAGTGCTAAAGGTGTACGGACGAAGAGATCCACAGCATCAATGGGTACCATAAAAGGTACACAACGATTAACTAGAGAACAACAAACTAAATCCCTTAATGTATAATGTCAGCTAAAACAAGATATGACAGTTTAGCATCAGAACGTTCTCAGTTTCTAAACATAGCGGAAGAAGCATCTAAGCTAACTATCCCTTATCTAATTCGTGGTGAAGAGGAATACAACTACGGTGCTAAGAATTTATCTACACCGTGGCAATCAGTTGGTGCCAAAGGTGTTGTAACCTTAGCAGCCAAACTACAACTAGCATTGGTACCAGTTAACACAAGCTTCTTTAAGCTTCAGATTAACGATACAATGCTAGGACAGGTTGATCCTCAAATGAAATCTGAATTA